GCGCCTGCAGCGCCTTGCCGATGTCGAGGAACGCCGGGACAGCGACCGCGGTCAGCGCGCCCACGCCCACCGACGCCGACACGGCGGCCGACGCGATGGACCCGATGCCAGCGGCCAGCACGGGGATGGCGGGAAGGAGCGCCACACCAGCGAGGGCCACCGTCAGCTGCAGAATCGCCGAGCGGGCGCCGGACGTGTCGACGTCGACACGGACCCGGTTCCCGTCGATCGCGGCCATCTGCGCGCGCACCGCGGCGAGCTCCGCCCGCGCCGCGGCCGTATCGGCGCGGACCTGCACGTTCGGGTGGGAGGCGCCGAGCCGCGTCAGCTCCGCCTCGATCAGCTTGATCTCGGCCTTCGCCGCGGCGGCATCAATGTCGATGCCGATCCGCTGGTTCGCCAGGGTCTCCATGCGGACCCGCAGAGCTTGCAGGTCCGCGTCCGCTTCGGAGGTGTTCGCGTCGATGTTGATTTTCGGCAGGGAGCGGAAAGCCGCCTCGAGCCTCGTCTTCAAGGCGCGCGAGAAAGCGCCGCCCGTCTGGTCGCCCTGACGGACGGCGGATGCCCGCGCCTGACGGCCGCCCTGAGTGATGCCGTCCCGCATCGCGCCACGGATCTCAGCGGTGATGCTGGCCGCGATCTGCCGACCGATCTGCTGGCCGATCTGGAGGCCGACGTTGCCGACCTCCGACCGCATCGCCGGCCCGAACGAGCGACCCGCGGCGTTTCCCGCGTCCTCGCCCGCCCGCGTCGCTGCCGGCACCAGCCCGGCCCGGAGCGCGGTGTATATCCCTCTGGTGTTGGGGACGACATCGACCTCGACAGAGCCGACCTGGATCGCCACGAGAGCCTCCTCCCGCGCGTCAGGCCGCGCCGCCGTTGATGAGCTGGAAGAGGGTGTTCGCGCTCTGCTCGGTGAGCGCCGACTTCTTCGCCGCACCGCTCACGCCCGGCCGGCGCATCGGCTCAGGTTTCTTGACCTTCGGGCCCTTACCGCTGGAGTTGGCGACGAGGAGGATGTACTCCAGTCGCCGCAGGCTGTCCGTGATGCCGGCCAGCATCTGCATCTCCACCGACCAGCGGCCCCGCTCCGGCTCCCCGCCCTCCGCCTGCCGCTCGTACTCGTCCGCCGGCAGGGCGTTGCGGAGCGCCGTCATCGTGTGCGACTCGGGCGGCAGGTGCTGGATGAGGACCCGCAGGCGGCGCCACGTCATCCGGCCACGGTGCACGTCCCGGACGTCGATGCCCCGCTCGAGGAGGTCGGCCTCTATCGCCTCCGCGTGCTCCTCGAGGACCGCTTGGGTCCACTGGACTTTCCCAGAGGCTCGGCTCCGGCCTCGGCGCAGGCGTCGGCGAACTCGCCGATCTGCTCCTGGTCCGGGTCCAGGTCGACGTAGGTGTCGTAGTCGTCCTCGTGGACGATGGAGCCCATGAAACCGTCGAAGTCACCGGTGCGCAGGAGCCGCAGAGCGGACGCGCGCCAGCGGGTGGCGGGCAGCGCCCGCAGTTCCTTCGTGACGTCGTCGAGGCCGGACATCGGTATCGGCACGTAGGGGCTGATCTCTTCCTGCTCCGCCTCGGTCTCCAGGGCGTCGGCAGGCGTGGGCTCGGTCTTGCGGGCTGCGGTCATGGCGCGGGCCTCCTCGTTCATGGCGCGGGCAAAGGGGGTTGAAGGATGGGCGGGCCCGGCCCGCGCCAGCAGAGTGGCCCGCCCATCCGGCTCAGGACAGCGGATCCGCCGGAGTGACCGGGATCTTGTCGACGTGGTAGACGGTGTTGCCGGCGGCGTCCGGGTACGTGGTGATGGTCCACTCGAAGCCCGAGATTTCGTCCTGCTTGTACGTGACGTCGGAGCGCTCGCTGATCTCGCCCTCGGGCACGTAGAAGCCGCGGTAGTTGTCGCCGTCGACGACGAGGAACCAGAACGCGCGGCGGTCCGGCACGGGCGATGCGGTCTCCGCGAACTTGGTGATGCCGGAGCCGTCCGCCACGAGGTCCGCCTCGTCGATGCGGTAGTGCAGCGACATGACCGACAGGCGGGACGTCTCCCACATCGTGGCGCTGAACGTGCGCACCGACTGGGTGATCTGCGTGCGAAACGGGCTCGTGAGGCCCCACGGGGTGAACGCCTCGGAGTCCTCGTCCCAGCCGTTGACGAGGCCGTCGTCGGAGATCGCGCCGAGCGCCGCCCACGGGTCGGTGGGGTGCGTCAGCGGCGAGTCCAGAGCGGGAGTGCCGACGGGCGACACCCACGCTCCTCCATTCGCCCCGACCATCGTGAGATCGCTGGCGCGGGTGATTGAAACCATGATTTGTCTCCAGACATGGAAGAAGCCCGCGCACGGGCGGGGGGTTGAGGGTCCGGCGCGGGCCCAGGCCGGTCAGGAGACCGGGTGGCAGTAGATTTCGTAGGTCGCACCGACGCGACGCAGCGCGGTGTTCTCGTATGGGCGGACAGCGGGTAGCGACACGGTTGCGGTCTTGGCGAACACGGCGGTCGCAGTCGTCGATCCGCGAAGCTGATGCAAGATCAGCGTCTTGATCTGCCCGGCCAAGGCGAGCGCGTCGCCGCGGGTCGCCGCGTACACGCTGATGTCGACGAGGGGCCGGTCCAGTCGGAAGCCGTCGTCGTCGCCCCCGGCGCCTTCGACCTGCACTGTGGGCAGCTCGTTGGCCAGGTTGTTGTCGGTCTCATCGCGCACGACCACATCGGCACCGAGGCGCTGCTGCAGCCAGCCGATGAGCTCAAGCTCGACGTCGACCATCAGCGGCCACCCGCCTGCGCGGCCCGCAGCAGCACGTGGTGAGCCCTGACGCGCTCCGTCCCGTACTCGACATGAGCGGCGTAGGGGGCCCGGTTGCCGACGATCGCGACCGCACGGTCCCGGCGCCGCCCGCCGCGCGGCACCGGCTGCACGAAGAAGGAGGACTTGTACGTGCCGCTCTCGATGGGCGCGATCCCCTCCGCCACGCCCTTGATGACCTCGGCCCGGCGCACCACCTCCGCCTGGATCATCGGCGACCGCAGCAGCTGGCCCACGCCCCTCTTGGACATCCTGAAGCGTGCGGGCATCATGACCTCCTCAACTCACTCAGGGGGCCGGCATGGACGTCAAAGGCGTACAGGGCAGCATCAGCTTCGACGGCGAATGGATCACCATCACGAAGAGGGCCGTCGGGCAGCGCCCGCAGGAATTCCGTCTCCGGGCCGCCGATGTGACGGGCACCCGGCTCAAGCCCGCCACCCGCCTCTTCCACGGCTACCTGCAGTTCGTGCTGCCCGGCAGCGCACCCGCCGACGAAGCGACAGGCATCCTGGCCGGCGGCCGCCCACCGCAATCCGACCCGCACAGCCTGTCCATCCCTCGCCGCAGCAACGACAGTGCGACCAAACTCATGGCCGCCGTGGAGCAGGCCCGCAGTTAGCCCGTGACCCGGTCCGCGGCGAACTGGATCGGTCCCGGCGTGCCGGTGAACGGGGAACGTCCCCAGTCACCCGGCTCTCCCGTGATCTCACAGCGGACGCCGCGGACCATCACCCCGTCCGTGGTACGGACATCGCTGCCCGCCGGGGCATACACCGTCCACCCCACGACGACCGTGTCCCGCGCCTGCTGCTGATCCCCACCCACCTGCGGAGTCTCCGAGCGAGGCGTGACCACACAGCCCGCCAGATCGAAGGACTCGTCCAGGCCAGGGAGAGGCTGGCCGCGCGGATCACGCCCCGGAGAGGCGCCAGTGCGCAAGACCCTCACCGTCTCCCCGAACAAGTACGGGCCGGGCATCAGACCCAGCCCCAGCCCGGCTCATACTCGAGCCCCGGACCGTAGGAGTCGTCCATCGGCCAGGTCGGCGACGGATCCGCTGTCGCCGGCGTCGGATCCACAGTGAACGCGCCACCCCGCCCCGCCAGGGACTTGAGCGCCGCCTTGTCGGCCTTCGTCATATACAGGCCGCCCGACCCCGACGGCCGCTGCACCGCCATCGGGCCGATCGTCTCGTAAGACACCTGCTGCGGATTCACATACGCCCGGCCGGCCACCGACAGCACCACAGCCGTCGCCTGATCCGGCAACGGCTTCACCACCGACTCGGCCAGCGCCACCGCCTGCGCGATCAGCAGATCAGCCCGGTCGCCCTGGATCGTCTCCATGCCCAGGTACAGCCCGAGCTGCTCAGCCGTCGGGACCACGAACACCATCGCCGTCGCCTCCTATCGGGTCAGGCCCTCGACCGCATCGCACCACGCCGCGAGCTCGACCGTCGGATCCAGCTCGAGCGAGCGGGCCTTCGCCCGCTTCGACGCCAACCGGTACTCGGCCGGCGCCAGGAGCTTCCGCAGCACCGCCTCGTAGCCGTCCACATCCGTGCGGTCCACGAAGATGCCCGCTTCGCCCAGCGACTCGCACAGGCCCGGTGTCGGGTGCGCGACAACGGGAATTCCCGAGGCGAGCGCCTCCGCACCGGCCCGGCCCCACGACTCATACGAGGACGGCATCAGCAGCACCTTCGTGCGGCCGTACACCCGCTCCCGCATGTCCTGGCCGTCCACGTGCTCGACGATCTCCACGTTCGGCAGGTCCGGGAGGATCTGCTCCCCGTAGGCGCCGCGCACCGCGAGGAACTGCTGATCCGGCATCCGGCGGGCCAGAGCCTCGAAGACCCGGCCGCCCTTGGCCTCGCAGCAGTTGACCAGAGTGATGGCCTTGCCTGGCTTCGTCGCATAGTCCGCGGCGACCACCGGCGGCCGCACGACCAGCTCGGCGCCCGGCCGGACTCCCCGCGGGTATTCGGCGAAGAACAGCTCCGCCTCGGCCTGCATCCACAGCGAGTTGTAGACCGCCAGCGCGGTCCCGCCGCCGGCCATGTTGCGGAACGTCGGCCTGTGCGTGTTGTGGCAGATGACGACCAGCGGCTTCCCGAAACCACGGGTGAGCGCCGCCGTCGACGGCACACACTCCAGATGCGAGACCAGCACGTCGGCCCTCCGGACCGCCGCCCCGAAATCCAGACGAGCCTCCAGCGGCACGACCCGGATGCCCCGGTACTCGTACTCCTCGCGAGCCCTGCTGTACCGGGACAGCCACACCTCCACTTCGTGACCACGGGCGGCCAACGGCCGCAGCATCGCCACGAGCATGTGCTCCGCCCCCGCATTGTGCTCCGGGGGCATCGCGTGCACACGGGCCACAATCCGCAGCGGGGTGGCCGTCCCGCCCGGCGCGGAAGCCGGGACAGCCCCGCCCATCAGGTCGCCGACGGAGTGCCGGTGTACTTGACGAACGCCTCCGCGTCGCCCAGCACGAACCCGTAGTACGCCTCCGCGAGGAGGAGCACCAGGTTCTCCTGGAACGCGGAGTGCACGCCGCCGTCCTCGTCGATGTACGTCGCCTCACGGGAGATCTTGACCGTGATGTCCATGCCGACACCGAACGCCGTCTGCGACCAGTCGCCGCCGATCGCCCGCAGGCCCGTGTCCGTGCTCGTAACCTGACGCCGCACCTTGCCCGACACGCTGCGGGAGTACGCCAGCGGGTTGCCGATCAGAGAACCCGCCGTCGCCATGCCCGTCCCCGAATCCCGGGTCTCGACGAAGATCGGACGCCCAGTGGTGTCCGTCGCGCCGAGGAGCTTCGGCTGCAGCCGGTGGTCAGCGACCGTACCGGTGTAGTCCCAGTCGTCGTCGACGATGTCCTCCATGCCGTCGACGAAGTCCTTCCAGATGCCGCCGTTGGCCTGCGTCGCCGTGCCCAGCGCGACCGCCTTGGTCGTCATCGCCAGGTAGTCGGCGAAGGGGCCGACGGCGCCCTTCATGGTCTTGCCGTGGATCGTCGCCCGGTCGAACGCCCGGGAGAAAGCCGTCGGCAGGTCCGACTGGAGCTGCGTCCACAGGCCCGCCGCATTGGACTGCACGACCTCCATCGCCGCCGGGATGAGGACGGCCAGCTTCTTGCCGGACATCTGCTTGATGTCGACGCCGCCCGTGCCCAGCGGCTTCCGGCCGGCCTGGTCCACCCAGTCGGCCGTCGGAACGTCCAGCGGCACCGGGACCGCCGTGTTCGCCGACATCGCCAGCGGCACCCGCCGCGACAGCGACATGACCGCCGACTGCTCGACGGACTTCTCGAAGACCGGCCCGGTGAGCGTGGCCGGGAGGAACGTCGCATTGACGTCCGAAAGCTTGATGGGGGCTGTAGCAACCATGGAGGGCTACCTCTCTCAGTGGCCCTTCAGGGCCTGCTGCATGAGTCCGGCGAAGATGTCGCCAGGATCGGAAGATGATCTGTTGCCGTTGCCCGAGGAACCCTGCGTGCGATCCGGCGCCGGGCGGCGCGGACCACTGTCGGAGGGCTTGGCCCAGTGCGGCTTGCGCTTCAGGAGCTCGGCGAGATCCCGCTTGATGCCGTCGGAGTCGATAACTCCGTCCTCATCCACATACGCGGCGAGGTCGAGGGCGCCCGCGGCGTCCTCCGGGTCGGCGAACTCCGCCGACGCGAGCGCCTCGACCTTCGAGGCGACCGCCGTGCGGACCGCTTTCGCAGCCCGCTCCTCGGCAGCCGTGAGCTGCTCGGTGAGCCGCTCCTGCTCCGACTTCTGCGCGTCCTCCAGTTGCTTCGCCTTCGCGGCGAGCGGCTGGAGCTCCTTGAGCCGCTTACGGAGGTTCTCCGCCTCCGAATTGGCCTTCTTGATCTTGGCCTCTGCGCGTGCCCGGTCGAACGGCTCCTCCTCGGTGACCTCCGCCTCCGGGGCGGTCGTCTCCTGCGGCTCCTCGACGGGCTGCTCGCTCTGGGTCTCTTCGGGCATGACTGTTTCGCCCTCCAGGGGCTGAGAAAGGCCACCACCAGGGCAGCCACGGGATTACAGAACGGGCATCTGCCCGTGCTCCGCGAGCGCCCGCCGGAAACGGGTGAGCTGCTCGCCCGAGTGAGGCGCCGCGAACTCGCGGTACAGCCGCTCCCACTCCTTGGCCTTATCGGACAGCTCGAAACGCTGCCCCCTGAACACCGGGACCACGCCGCAATGGCAGCCGTCATGAGCCCGGAAGTCTGCTGTGTCCTGCTTGTAGACCGAACCGCGGGTCGCGAGCAACTTGCAGAACGCGCACGCACCCAAAGCCGCCGAGCGAGCCCACGCCGTCGCCTGCCGGTCCCGCCGAACCGCCTCCTGGACAGTGCCACGGCCCTGGTCGGCCACCAGTTTCTGCCCGACCGCCTCGGCCTTCTTCTCCGCCTGCGCCAGCCGGACATCGAGCGGCTCCCGCTGCGCGTCCGTCGTCGCCGGATCATCCGGATCCCGCACCCAGACGTCCTTCGTCGCCCAACGCAGCGACGCCTCCACCTTCCCCTCGGGCGGCGGATCCAACAACGGCACCGTGAACCGGCCCGTCACCCGAGCCGCCACACGCTCCGCCTCGTAGTAGTCCGCCGCCAGCGACGCCGACGCCGCCCCGTACTCACCGACCAGCGCGCGCACCGCCACAATCCAGTCCGGCACCGACTCCTGCAGCCGCGACGGAACAATCAGGCGCCGCAGTCCCCGCATGTCCCGCACCAGCATCCGCGTCAAACCGCGCTGCGCCCGCCGCTGACGATCCGCCGAAACGCCGCCGTCAGAGACCCTCGTCGCCATCCGGCGCCTCCGGATCCACATCCGGGTCCGGCTCCTCCTCGACGCCGGCCCCTGCCAGACGCTCCAGCAACTGCCGGCCCTGCGCCCGGCGCCGCTCGGCCGCCACCCGCTGCCGCTGATCCTCCGTGAGCCCCGCCATCTCCAGCGCCACATCGGAGTCCTTCGGCAACAGGCCGGCCTGCACCATCTTCACCGCAGCATCCGTCTGCGCCGCCAAAGTCGGTGTCGCCGGGTTCCGCCACACCGCCTCGATACGCCGCGACCGGTCCGGCGGCTCGCCGTCCCGCACCCACAGCGCGAGGCGCATCGCGTCCCGGTGTGTCGCCCCGAAGCGCCGGATGCGCCTCTCGGCCTTCTTGACCAGCATCCCCTCCGAGGAACGGATCGCGTCCGCGCTCGCCGGGTTGTCGCTGGTGTAGCCCAACATGTGCGGCGGCAGACCCAGCTGTGTCGCCATGATCCGGGCGTACAGGTCCAGAATCTTCGTCTGGCCCGACGGGTCATGCGCCGTGAACTGGCCCACCTCCGGGGTGTTGCCGTCCTCGTCCCGCTCCAACGCCAGCACCCGGCCGATGTACGTCTCCCACGCCGACTTGGCGTTGCCCTCAGCGTCCTGGAAGGCGGACTCGGAGGCGCCGAGGATGTACCGCTGCGGGGCGCCGAAGAACTCGGCCGCGACCTCCATGCCCATCAGCCGGCGGCACGCCGCATCGGTGATGCTCATGACCTCGGGCGTGATCTCGCTGTGCCCGACCCGGTCCGCAGTGCGCTGGCGGTTCGCCATCCGCAGCACTGGCGGCACGCCCAGGCGGTGCTGGTCCCGGTCAAGAACCTCCCAGCCGTCATTCACCTGGACCGCAAAGATCGTCTCGTCCGGCATGTAGAGGCTGATCAGCCGCTCGCCCGGATCCAGACCGAAGTCGAACTTGTCCAGCGACTCCCGCAGCGCGAACCTCGGCACCCGCAGACGCGCATCCCAATCGAGCGTCATATCCAGAGGCGACTCGAACGTGATCAGCGGAGGGAAATCCGCATCATCCGCCGAGCCGACCGTCACATACTCGCGGCCATACGTCAGTGCGTCCAAGTGCGCCAGCGACGACTCGTCGAACAAGTCGTTCGCCTCGGCGATCTCGCTCAGATCCGACGAATCCGACCCGTCCGCCCACCGGAACGCCTCCAGGTCCAGGCGCTGCTCCAGCGCCTCCACACCGATCCGAGGCCAGCCGATGACCGTATGCAGCCCATTCAGCTGCGGCGGAATGCTGATCCCCAGATCACGCACCAGCTGCTCGCCGTTGAAATACGAGTCCAACAGCTCCAGGCGGAACCGCTGATTCATCAGATCCGACCGCAGCATCGTCAGAGTCTGCTTCTCGTCATCCGACAAGCCGATCAGAGGCAGAGTGGGAGTCGTCATCGCAGCACCACCACCCTCCCGGAGCGCGACCGCTTCTTGCCGAGACCCTTGGAAACCGCATCAACACGGCACTGCCAAGCGAGGACAGCCGCCACCGCGGCGTCGATCTTTCGAGGCGACTCCGGATGCTCCTTCGCGATCTGAATACCCGACCGGGACTCCCGTCGCCGAGCGTTCAGCACATGCCGCGTCAGCACACTCGACCCGTCATGCGTCAACTCGCCGTCCACCACACTCGACCGGAACTTCTCCAACGCCCGCACGATCAAGCTCGACCGCCCGCCCGTCATCCACCACTCGATGGGGTGCTGCATCGTGGCCTTCACCTTCAAGCGCCGGCCGTGCTTCGCCTCCCACGTCGCCACATGCGACTCCCACTTCGCCGGGTCCGCATACATGCCGACAACCTTGAAGCGGCGGAAGGCATCCTCGACCGCCGACAGAACCTCGATCGTCGGCACCTGCCAGTCCGTACCGAAAGGGCCGTCCGGCTGCTCCCAGCAGCCCAGGAGGAACAGGTGGCCATCCGACACCCGGCAGCCCACGAGCGCGGTCGCGTCCGTCACGCCCCGAGACCGCCGGCGGGAACCATCGAAGCCCAGTACGACTTCCTCACCACCGCTGATCAGCTTGTCCGCGGCCGCCACTCCCGCCCACTCGGGCTGTGAAATCCAGGAGTCGGAAGCGTGCGTGATCTGGTTCAAGTAGAAGCGCCGGGCATCCTGCGGATGCGTCGACGGGTCCCACACCTCGGCTGCGATGCGGTCCAGATCGACCCAGCCGCCCGCCGAATCAGCGGAGTCGCCGTACACGAACCGCAGGCCCGCCAGCAGAGACTCCCGGTCGGCCATATCCGTGCCGGCTTCCGCCTCCCGGTGGTCGTACAGCAGACCGTCATCCTTCGCGCGGCCCTCAGCGATGCGCTTCCAGTACTCGGCCGAATCCTCCGCA